GCTAGATTTTACCATTGACGCAGAAATTATGGTTTTTCCCGAACCTGTACTCGCTTGAATCAATACAGATTTATTCCCCCCGCGAATGCTTCCTCGCGCGGAATTCAGCAACTCTTCTTGGTCGGGGTGAAGCTGGATGTTCATGTTATTTTTTTCCTGAAATTCTGTTTTTATAGTTTTCCCAAACTTCAAAATAATTATCAGCCTCTTCAATGGTTACATAGAAATCTGAAATCCTTAACGCGGTAAAGATGCTCTTTGAAATTCTGGATATATAAAACTCATCTGCGCCTTTATCATCTTTCAATGTTATATCTGCAAAACAGTTATCAAAATAAATACTTGAAACAAAAATCAAATCATCACCAACTCCAACAATTAATTTTTCTATATGTTCTAAAGAATAATCATTTTTTCTATGATCCCAATAAACATTATATCGTTCAAGAAGATGTTTTGCTTTGCTTTTTATAAAACCCCCCTTCAGCTGCATTGTCATCAACTCAAGCCCGTTTAATCCCAAAATATCCTCAATTCCTATTGCCATCGCTAGAGGCATCGGCTGGCGACCAGTAAGTACAAGGCTTACAAATTTATCGCTAATGTTTAGCCAGTTCGCCAATTCTCTTTGCTTTACATTCTGCTCTTTTAAGGCAGATTTTATTTTTTCTCTAAAATTCATAATCTAATCCTTTAAAATTCAATTATTTGTTCTTTTTTATTCGGCTTTTCCCACAAATTATCAACTTCACTATTCCTAAGGGGATTTCTTTTGCGTATTTTTGTGTAACCTAAATTTTTCATTACCTTATGAATTTCATCACTTATAAATCGTGAACGACTGGTGCGGTGGTCAAGGTCTAAAATTTTCTTCCAAATATCTTCTTGCCAAACCGTTTCCTGTAATTCTGCATGACCGTCGTAGCAAGCGTTCATCACAACATTTTCATAATCGCTAATTTCCATGCGTTTCTGAGCTGCTGTTTCTGCTTTTGCAAGAACGGGAGCTTCTAAATTAGTAGCTTCCCCATTTTTATAAGCGGTATAGGCTTCTGCCCAAATCTGGTCTTTATCTCGCTCAATACCATCCAAATCAACTGCCCCCATCACACGAGCCACCCAGAATTTTCTATTGCCTGTAACATCCCGAAATAACCCCCTGTCATTAGGATTATAAGTTCCTGCCATAATAAATTGACGATAAATAGAAGTTGGCTCGCTCATATATGGCAACCGAACTTTATCAACTGTTGAGCTTATTTTTCCCTTTATTAACTGTGGGTTTATTGTATCAAAACCAATCATTTCAGGAAATTCAACTATTATAGTTCCCATTGACTTTACTACCCCATTAGTCGTGCCAAGCTCGGAAAGCATAATTGAATCGGTAAAGTATTTCTCGCCACGGATTGTCGCCATTTTTTCAAGAACAAATGATTTTCCAACATTCGGTTGCCCCTCTAAAATCAGCATATTATCAAATTTCGGGCAGTCATGAAAAATTCTCGCAACCCCAGCAATAAGCCATTTTCTGCCAATATGAGAAATATATTCAGGATCGTCATAAGTACATTTGCAATAAGTTTGCAGCCATGATGACAACCGAGGCACACCATCCCAAACCAATCGCTTAAAATGCTCCTGCACTGGATTTAGCGAATTGTTTTTTATTACTGAATCTAAAATCTGCCCTATTGTTTTAATCGGCAAATTAATTCCTTTTTTAGTAAATTCTACTGTTAGATTGGTTTTATCTGCATCATCAATCGGGCGAACACGAAAAGTTTCTGGTTTTCTATTCCAAGGCGGGCAACGATATAAAATTTTTTCACCCGTAAACTCATTAAAACAAAAAAGATTACTCAAAACATCATCATATTCTAAAAGCACCTGTGCATTAACCAAGCCCATGCTTTTTAATAATTTACCATCTTTATCAAATTTTAAATACTTTCCACGCCAATCACCATTAACAACCTTTTTATCAGCATAAAGTTCTGCCACAGCTCGCACCTCTGGCTCATAACTATCTAGCGGTGGAACTTCAAGTATGTATGACGGGATACTATTATCCTCTAATTCAAACATTTTGTTAACCGCATCAACACCTTTTTCAAGCATTAAATCGTTAAAATCTTTCAGCTTTTTCGGGTGGTTATGCGGAAAAGATGGATATACAACCGCAGCCCCGCCTATTTTTCCTGATGCCTGACGGGCAAAGTCCACCCCCGCATTCTTAAGAAGCCCTTTTGACCGCCATTGCTCCCAGCGTGGGTCATCACCTACTATTTCATCTTTATTGATACCTGCTGGCTTTTTCCCGCCCGCAAATGACCACTGGTCGTTGTCAGCTCCAAAAATTATTCGGCTATTTGGATATTTCTTTTTAATTATCAGTGCCACCGCTTCTAGATTTCCTGCCGAAAATGCCACGACCACAGGAAAATCTACGGATTTTCTAATAGCACAAGCAGTCGCAAAACCTTCCGAAATAATTATTGTGGAAAAATCATCATCATCTTCAGCAAGAAAAAAATATGCACCTTTTATCTCTCCGCCAGTCATAAAAATTTTATCGCCATTTGGATAAATTGTTTGAATGCTGGTTATTTTGTCACCAATAAACATCGGGATTATGATATTGCCATTCAGAATTTTTGCACCATTTAAGGTTATTTCTTTCTTTTCAAGATATGGTGAATTCCCCGTCTTTTCCGCCCTATCCCATAAGTTTTTAGCTTTTTCCGCCGTCTGTAACCGCAGTTGTTTTAATTCAGCTTCCTGTTTTATTTTGGCTGCTTCTCTTTTTTCTTTCCATATTTGCATTTCTTCCGCAGAAAATTTATTGTCACTTTTACTGCTATATTTTAAGGTTTCACCAATTTTTAAGTGCATAGCCCAGCCATAAGCAAAGCCATCTACAATTGCCAAGCAGTAGCTTCCTTTTTTCTCTTTATCACCTGCTATCTGAAAATATCGGCGTGAATCATCCCCGATTATTTCGGCTTCATTCTGCGGGGGCAAATCATGCACCGTAAGAAATTTGATAAAGTCGTTTGTAAAATCCATTTTCCATCCGTTGATTTATTTTTTTTATAACTCATTCCATAAATTTTTGTCAAACGAAAAAATAGATTTTTTATAAAATAAAGTTATCCACAGAGTTATCAACACCCCTCCCCCCCCCCATCCAAAATGCTGTTTTGTCACTTTGCCAGTGTTTTTTTGATAGATAAAAACAAAGCAAAATCAATATGTTATCATCTGCGTACATCGCTAGGAACACCTAAAGACATATATTTTTCAATATCTTACCTCCTCTTTCTATATTCTTTTTTTATTTTAAAGAAATATATAATAGGAAATAAGAAAGAGTAAGAATAGTAATAGTATATAAAGGCGGAGGCAGTATTCCGTACACACGCACCCCCTAAAAAGCCATATTATTTATACAAATCAATTTATTATGCGTGTTCATAGAGTTTTTTGTCTCCGTGCAAATTCACAAAAAAATATAAATATATATAAAATTCAATATATTAGTCTATGTACGTAGCTTTTACCCCAAAAACCACCACCTCCAAAAATTTCCCCTTGCAATCCAAAATTCGTTGTGTTAATCCTGATTAAACCAACAACGAGTTCCGCAAATGGCAGCTAAGGAAAAATTCTGGACTGATGAAAAACTTAAAGAATTAGCTAGAATTTTCCCTAAAAAAAATATCGCTCAATTGGAAAAATACTATAAAAAACAACGGGATGATATAATACAAGCCTATAATTTCTACATCATGGATAAAAAACTGCGTATCTCACGGAAAAAAATAAAAAACATGACTATCACGCATTATAAACCAGCATTTCCAGAAGGTTATCACGATATGCCTTCGTATGATGATTTACCGCATGATGATTTTTAAGGGAAGTCAAAAACATGAGTGACGAGTTAGAAGAGCAAAAACAACCGCTTACACCTAGAGAAATCAGCAACGCAAACTTGACTAAAAACAAGGCTACCCAATTCGGGGCAGAACGAGCAAACCCTCGCTATACTGAATTAAATTCTAATAAGCCTTGGTCTATCCGCAACTCACTCAAAGATTTCGCCAACCGCAAAATTGACGAAAACGACGATGTGGATAGCATGACCGAAGCTCAAATTATTAAACGCATTCTGCCAACAAAACGCCCAACACTCGTGCAAATCGGGGCAGCTCGTGAACTAGCCCGTTTCGCAAAAGGCAACGGCAATACGCAATTCGTAACCGAGCAAATAGACGGCAAGTTAGCACAAACAAATATCAATGCAGATTTCGCAGCAATTCAAGGTATGAGTGATGATGAACTACAACGCATTGCCGATGGCGTTGACACCGCTTCAGAAGCGAGCAGCGGCACGGATGGAGATACAGCGGAGAGCTAATGCTCGCAATATGCTCCGTGACAAAATGGGGCAATTGGGCAAGCCAACGATACCGCCCGCTTACGAATTTTTATATCAACCCGCCCGTTATAAAGTGGTAAAAGGTGGGCGGGGAAAGGGTGCAAGTTGGTCGTTCGCACGCACGCTTGTTTATCTCGCACACACCCGCAAATTGCTTATTGTTTGCACTCGTGAAGTGCAGAACTCTATCGCCGATTCCGTGCATCGCTTAATTTGCGACCAAATTGCGATTATGGGATGCAGCGAGTTTTTTCGTATTACGCAAAATTCAATAAAATCCCTAGTTTCAGACAGTGAATTTATTTTTCGTGGTTTATCCGATTTAACCGCTGATAATATCAAGTCGTTAGAGGGGGCGGATATTGTCTGGTGTGCGGAAGCCCACGCAATGGGTGCGAGGTCGTGGCGGATTTTGCCTCCAACCGTTCGCAAGCCTAATTCCGAAATTTGGGTGGATTACAACCCCGAGGAAGAAAACGCCCCCACGCACCAGAAATTTACGACTAATTGCCCCGCAAATGCAATTGTTAAACATATAAATTTTGACCAAAACCCCTATTTTACGGCGGAATTAGAGGCAGAACGCCAAGACGCACTGGCGATGATTGCAAACGCCCTAACTGATGATGCAAGAGAACAAAATCAGCTAGAATATAACAATGTCTGGCTTGGTGAAACTCGCAAAATCGGCAAGGCTTCAATTTTCGGTGCATATTTCACGATTGACGAATTTACGCCCGTTTCCGATAGCAAAGAATGGGATGGGCCATACGATGGGGCGGATTGGGGATTCTCATGTTTAGGTGGTGATACGCTTGTAAAAACAATTACTGGCAGTGTGCCAATAAAAAATGTTCGTGCTGGTGATTATGTTTTAACTAGAGATGGTTATAAAAAGGTGAATTTCTTTGTAAATAAAGGAATAAAAGGGGTTTATGAACTTGACTGCGGATTGCGTTCCCCTATAATAGTTACGGGCGACCATAGAATTTACACTCAAAATGGTTGGAAACGTGTTGAAGAATTAGCAGAAATAGAAACATTATGTACGATAAAGTCGAGTTTGAAGGAAAAATTTATAAATTATATCTTAACGGCAAAGTCCCTTATTATAGATCCAAATTTGGTGGAAAGAAAAACCAAAAAACATTTATCCTGCATCGTGAAATTTGGAAATCTGTTCATGGGGAAATTCCAAAAGGTATGCTCATTCATCACATTGATGGTAACAAAATTAACAACGCCATTGAAAACCTGCTTTGCGTTTCTGTTTCACAGCATGCGAAAATTCATTTCGGTGAAAATCTCGGAACTTTATCAGAGCGTCAAATGTCAGAAATTCGTCAAAAATTTGGATACACTAAAGAAAATTGGACAGACAGGCGTAAAAAATCTATTGAAACCGCTAGAAATCGTGTCAAATGTTGCGCTGAATGTAATCAAGAAATTTCTGTTACCAATGTTCATCAGAAGTTTTGTAGCCCAAATTGCAGAAAAAAATCAAATTCTCGGGACAGTCAAAAAGAATATATTTGCGAAATTTGCAGCATTAAATTCATGGCTACTACCTACGACCCAAGAAAAACTTGTAATAAAACCTGTGCGGATAAACTTACGCAAATTAAAAGAAAAAACCGAAGTATTTGACATATCGGTTGAAAACAGAGAGTTTTTTGCAAATGGTTTGTTGGTTCATAATTGTGACCCGACCGTGCGTATCCGTGCGTGGGTGCATAACAAGCCAAACGGACGGAAAAATCTGTGTATTGAGCGTGAGGCTTACGGAATCGGCGTTGAAACTAAAGACATTCCTGCGATGTTTGATGTGTTCCCCGATTCACGCAAGGTTAAAATTCGTGGTGATAATGCTCGCCCAGAAACGATTAGCCAGCTTAAAAACGATGGTTTTAATATCATTGCTGCCGATAAATGGAAGGGTAGTGTTGAGGATGGCATTGAGCATATCCGTGGAGCTTATGATTTAATCGTTGTTCACCCTCGCTGCAAAGAAACCGCAAACGAGATGCGATTGTACAGCTATAAAACCGATAGATTGACGGGTGACATTACTCGTGATATTCTGGATAAAAATAACCATTGTTTAACCGCAGAAACCCTAGTTGAAACGGATAATGGTGCAATTCCAATTGTTGACTTGGTAGGCAAAGAGGGATTTGTAAAAACATTACATGGATTAAAAAGATTCCATAGCGTCCGTATGACAAGCCCGTCTGAAATGATTTATAAAATTGAAACAGAGAAAGGAAGTATCCACTGCACCTCTGACCATTTAATTTTAACTGATAAGGGATGGATCCCAGCTATTGCATTATCTAAAAAGTATCGTATAGTATCAATAGGCAATGATGCCAATAGATACAAGGATTATATATGGAAAGAGAATTTATTGAATTTGAAGGAAAAAAATTTTATCTCGCAAAAAGCGGTTATTATATTTGCTACACTGCTTTGTACCTTCACCGAGAAGTTTGGTTTAAGCATAATGGTAAAAAACCTCCAGCAGGGTATCATATCCACCATAAAGACCATGATAAAGCCAACAATGATATTAAAAACCTTGAAATCTTATCTCGCAAGCAGCATCAAGCCACACATGAAGAAGAAATGCTGCCAACCGATCGAGAAGAGCGTAAAGCTAGATTTATTAAAAATGTTCAAGAGCCAGCTAAGAAATGGCATAAATCAAATGCTGGTTGGGGATGGCATAAAAAGCATTACGAAGAAATGGGGCATAAGCTTCATGAAAAAATTATTCGGAAATGCACACAATGTGCTAAGGATGTTGAAACGCCAAGAAGATACAAGACTGCCTTTTGCTCAAACGCTTGCAAATCTAGTTACAGGAGAAAACTCAAAGTTGATAACATTTCAAGGGAATGCCTTAATTGTAAAAAACTCTTTAGCATCAACAGATATAGCAAAGCTAAATGTTGCTCACGGAGCTGCGGGCGCAAATCTGCTCATGGTAAAAAAAATAACCAGACAAACGAAAAAACCTGTGTATAATATGGAAGTTGAGGATGTTCATCATTTCGCAATAAATGGTGGATTTATTGTTCACAATTGTTTAGACGGATTGAGGTACGCCTTAACCCCATTGATTACACGCAAGAAAGGCTCGCACTTATTCTCATGATAAGAAATTTTTTCAGCAAAAAACCTGCCGTAATAGAGCAAGAACCAGAACCAACCGTTCGTAATAGTGTTTTTAGCACTGGCGGGGAAAACATAGGCAATAAATCGTTGCGACGTAGGCAAATGGAAGCAATGGCACATACTTTTCAGCGTGGAGTTGAATCAATTAAGCCAGTTGATACCAGCGGCGAAATAGATTTTGCGATGGATGAGGCATATCCTGATTTAACGCAAGCAAAACTGGTTAATTCTCGTGGTGGTTATCTGCCAATTACGCAGCTTGAATGGTATGGAAACCAAGGCTTTATTGGCTGGCAAATGGCGGCAGTTATGTCGCAAAATTGGCTGATTGATAAAGCGTGTGGCGTTCCTGCTCAAGACGCTATCCGCAAAGGTTATACGATTACGCTGAATGATGGTGAGAAATTAGACCCCGAAGTTTTGAACACAATCCGTCTTGCTGATAAAAAAATGAATATCAATGGCAAGCTAAAATCATTCATAAAAAAGGGGCGTATTTTCGGTGTTCGCCACGCCATGTTTATGATTGATGGTATTGATTATGAAGCTCCCTTTAATCCCGATGGCATTCTTGCGGGGAGCTATAAAGGCATTGCCCAGATTGACCCTTACTGGATTGCTCCATTGCTTGACCGTGATGCCGCTGCCAATCCAGCATCACCTGAATTTTATGAACCGACATGGTGGATGGTGAACGGCAAGCGAGTACACCGCACGCATTTTATCATCATGCGTAATGGTGATGAGGTTGTAGATATTCTTAAACCCGCCTATTTTTATGGTGGCATTCCGATCCCGCAGAAAATCTTTGAGCGGGTGTATGCGGCCGAACGCACGGCTAATGAAGCCCCGATGCTCGCACTTTCCAAACGCATGACAACGCTTAACACGGATACTTCGCAAGCCTTCGGGCCCGATAATAAATTCAATGAAGTGATGAACCAGCAAGCGGAATACCGCAACAACTGGGGGTTTAGCGTTTATGGTTTAGAGGATAAAATCCAGCAATTTGACACTTCACTTGCGGAATTTAATGAAACCATCAATACGCAATACGGCTTGGTTGCATCGGCAGCGAACATCCCGATTACGAAACTGCTAGGCACTCCTCCAACTGGTATGAATGCCACAGGTGAATATGACGAGGCAAATTACCACGAAGAAATTGAATCAATCCAAATGGAAATCGGCACTCCATTTGTTGAACGCCATCATCTTTGCTTGATGCGTAGTTATATTGCCCCGAAATTTGGTATTGCCCCGCTAAATACCGAGATTCGCTGGAATCCACTAGACAGTTACACCACCAAGGAAAAAGCCGAAATCAACGCAATTAAGGCGAACACCGCGAAAACCTATGCTGATGCTGGGGCGATTGACGGAACTGATATTCGTATGCAGATAATTGGCGACCCCGATAGTGATTTCGGTGGCATTGACCCGATTGTACCGAATGGACCAGGCGACCGACAATTCGCGCAAGAGCAAGCCGAGCTATTGACACAGAGCGTGCAGGAAAATAATCAAGCGGAAGATTCTGCGATTTATGCTGGTGTTTTATATCGCGCAGAAAATAAATTTTTGCTATTAAAATATCGCGATGAAAAAAATGGCGGTGTATGGTCGTTTCCAGCTGGTCATGTAGAACCAGAAGAAACATCGCTTGATGCTGCTCTTCGCGAATTTCAAGAGGAAACAGGAAAAGCAATAAACACTGCAACACCTGTGTATGCTGATGATAATTTTATTCTTTATCAGACTTATGGTGAGGAATTTACGCCCGCACTATGTGATGAACATTCTGCTTATGTTTGGGCTGATAGAGAAACCTTGCCCACGCCGCTTCATGTTGGTGTTGACGACCAGCTCACAATGATTTACAATAACGCACTATAATCGCACTGCATGAGGAATTTATGGCTGCGTTATTAACTCGGCGAAAACAAGCATGGGTTGAACGCCGCCAGCCTTCTATAATTTCTGGCACGGTGCTGAATAATCCGTCCGCCGTTGAAATGAGATATTATGCTCGTTTGGATAGCTTGATTGATGCTATGACTGCACAGGTGGAAAAATCTATCAAGAGATTTTTTACTGCCCCGCACGCCGAGGAGTTTTTCGCAATGGATGCTTCGGTTTCAAGTCAAGCACGAATACTAGCAAATTCTTTAACCCGCAAATTTACGGCATTATTCAATACAGCCGCCCCCTCTATTGCCGAGCAAGCCGTAAATGGTGCTGATAAAGCCAGTGCATCGGGAATTTACGAAAGTTTCAAGCAGCTTTCGGGCGGGCTATCATTATCAGTAAAAAGCCTATCCGCCACCGAGCAAGAGGTTTTGAATGCTAGCATAAATGAAAGCACGGCATTGATAAAATCTATCGCCCCGCAATATCTATCAGGCGTAAATTCCGCATTGCAACGCTCAATCGCTGGCGGTGGTGGACTTAAAGATTTAGTCCCTTACCTTGAAAAGCACAAAGGCATCACGAAGCGGCGGGCGAGAATGATTGCCACTGATCAGACCCGCAAGGCATACAACAATCTCAATCGTGGGCGGATGGAAAAATCGGGGTTAAAAAAATTCATTTGGATACATACTGGCGGCTCTAATCATCCCCGCAAATTGCATCAAGAATATGATGGCAAAATTTTTTCGTTTGACGACTTGCCGATTATAGACGAAAATACAGGTGAGCATGGAATACCGGGACAGGCAATTAACTGTCGCTGTCGTATGAAGCCAATAATTTCTTTTGAGGATTAGAATGCAGGATACCGAAACACATCGTGAAATTGATCAGAACGGATATCTGACTGTAAAGGATAATCCAATCACTCGTGCTGGGGTTTTTCAGTATAAAGGCTCGCAATTGCCCGATGCTGACCCCGAACGAATTTACAATGTTTATCGCCCACTTGAAGAATTAGAAAATCCTGAAGCATTGGAATCAATGCGCGGATTGCCTATTATTAACGACCATGAAATGCTGGGGGATAAATATGAACGCAGTCCAGAAGAACGCGGTGTGCATGGCTCTATTTTAGAATCAATAAAAATTGTGGGTGATGATGTTTTGGCTAATTTGCGGATATGGTCACGTACCCTAAAAAACCTGATTGAAAGCGGGAAAACTGGTCTTTCGTTAGGCTACAAATGCAAGTTTGAAAAAAGTGTTGGCATATTCAACGGAATGCAGTACGATTATATACAACGGAACATAAGAGGTAATCATTTAGCCCTTGTAAATCAGGGGCGAAGTGGAACGGCAGTTTTGGATAAATACGATGTATTTGACCATTTTGATATAGCAATTGACATAAAGGATTTTAATATGGCTGACGAAGAAAAAAAAGTTGAAGCTACCACCGAAAATAAATCTGGTGAAAGCGAAATGACAATAGCACAGGCTATTGAAATGCTCAAAAAGATTGTACCACAGGTTGAGGAACTTACTGCCGCAATGACTTCAAAAAAAGAAGAAGAAAAATCTGAAATGGCTCTTGATGGCGATACTGAAAAAAAAGACGGTGACCAAAAAGCCGAAGACGAAGAAAAAGACAAAGAAAAGAAGGAAGCTATGGACGCAGCAATTGAACGAGCTGTAAATTCTCGTGTGTCTGCAATGGCAAGTAAATTCAATCTAAAATCTATTATGGCGGATGCTAGTCGTCGTGATAGCCTTGCGAAAGAACTTGTGCCTCATGTTGGTTCGTTTGACCATTCCGCAATGGATGCTGACGATGTAGCTTCTTATGGCGTGAAAAAACTAGGGCTTGAAGCACCGAAAGGGCAGGAACATTCAGTTTTGCGTGGCTATCTAGCGGGTGTAAAAAAATCCACTGGTGCGTATGGTATTGCAATGGATAGTACAACTACAACTTCAAGCATTTCACCTACTGGCAAACTTGCAAAACGTTTGAATGGCTAATTTAAAATTTTAAAATATAGAGGTAAATATGACCGATTTTCAAAGTACAGTAAATATTTATAACGCGCTTGGTATTGTTGGCGATTTGGCATTTGCTGCCCCAATCCGTGCGGGTTCATACAATCTATATTCTGCGGGCGTTCCGAACATTATCGGTTATGCTTATACCGTTTTGAGCGGCATCAATCCCGAACCATCGCAAGCGGCTGGTAATGCTGGTAGTGCAAAAGTTGGTGGCACTGGTATTTTTGCGGGGATTTTGATTAACTCTAAAGAATATCCATTGCGTGGCGTTGTTGGCAATCCACTTGGTGCGTCAATGGTGCTTCCTGATTACGCAATTGGTGACTTGCTCACTATGGGCGAAGTTTTTGTAAATCTACCGGGCGGTGCAAATATCGGTGACTTGGTGACTTATGATCCGCTAACTGGGGCTTTGAATACTATCGCCCCAACCACTAGATTTACTGCATCCATTGCCGCTGGTGGTCCTTCTACTGCGGATGTGATGACTGTAACTGCGGTGTCTGCTGGCAAGCTATCTATTGGTGATATTGTTACTGGTGCAGGAGTTCCTACTGGCACTTACATTGCGTCTCTTGGCTCTGGTCTTGGTTACACTGGCACTTACAATTTAAGTACTATCAACACGCTTACCGTATCATCCGAAGCGATGACTTCGCCAAACACTCCGCCTACTGCATTCAGCGTAACAGGACATATAGACCCGAACGCAAACCCTCTATTGGTGGATGTTCTTACAGTTAGTGCGGTTGGTTCTGGACAGCTTCGTATCGGTGACCAAATTTTCGGTACAGGCGTTGCTGCAAATACTGTGATCACTGCATTCGGTACAGGCGTTGGCGGAACTGGCACTTATTCAGTAAATACTACTGGGGAAACGGTTGGTTCAGAAACTCTTACTGGCCCCGCAAATCTAATCGTACCAAATGCCGTAGTAAGTCGTTATACAGCAAACAGCACTGGTGGTGTTGCAGCTATTAAACTAACCAATTAATAAATAGAGGTAATTATGTTGCGAAATAATACAAATGTAGGTTTAATGGCTGAATCAAAAGTCCATCATTCATTTTCTGGGCGGGATTTCCAGCGTGAAGGCGGTTCAGAATTCAAACTAAACCGTGATTATGCCATGGATGAAATGGAAACATTGCTTCCTATGATTGGCGTAAATTTCAATCGTGGTGTTCTTGACCGCCTCGTTGATTATGCGATGGATAGCACTCAGCAGCCGCTAACTACGCCATCAACAACCACGCCACTGCAATTTTTGCAAAACTGGCTTCCGGGTATTGTGGAAATCGTTACTGCGAAGCAATCTATTGATGAAATTACGGGTCGCACTACAATTGGTTCTTGGGAAGATGTGCAAATTGTACAACAAGTAATTGAAAATACTGGTGCGGCAGTTCCCTATACTGATGTTGGCAATGTTCCGTTGTCAAGTTGGAACACCAATTTCGCAACTCGGTCTGTAGTTCGTTTTGAACTTGGTTTTCGTGTTGGCAATTTGGAAGAAGCACAATCAGCTCGTATGCGTGTTGATAGTGCGGGGCAGAAACGCAAATCTGATGCTATCCAGCTTGAAATCCAACGCAATGCGGTTGGTTTTTATGGTTATAATAGCGGGCTAGGGCAGACTTATGGTTTGTTGAACGAGCCTAATTTACCTGCTTATGTAAATGCTCCAAATGGCGGATGGGCGACTGCGACCTTCCTAGAAATTCAAGCGGATTTACTCACTGCATTGCAAACCCTTCGTACGCAATCACAAGGTCGTATCACTCCAAATAAAGATGCGATTACACTTGCATTGCCAACCAATAGCGTTGATTATTTGGCTACTACTTCAACTTTTGGCAACTCGGTTTGGGATTGGTTGAAAGGCTTTTATCCAAATGTTCGCGTGGTTGACGCTGTGCAACTTAATTTGGCAAATGGTGGCGATAATGTATTCTATATGTTCGCTGATTCTGTGTTGGATTCTGGCACTGATGACCAAAAGACCTTTGTTCAAGTCGTACCTGCAACTTTCCAGTTGCTTGGTGTGCAAAAACTTGTTAAAGGTTATGAAGAAGATTACAGCAATGCGACCGCTGGTATCCTATGCAAGCGTCCGTATGCGGTTGTAAGGTATAGCGGGCTGTAGCGGTTTAAGATAAAAATAATAATTGACAGTAGCAATAGGTAGTTTTAATATCCTCTTATGTTTAATCACATAAGGGGATATTTTTTATGCTACATTTTGTTTATTTGCTTACATTTTCTAATGGAAAATTTATATAGGCTTATCAAGGACTGATAAAAAAGGAAGGTTTGATAATAGATATATTCAGCATAAAAATAGTGCAAAGATTGGCAAATCCTTGCCTATCTATAATGCTTGGCGGAAGCATGGAGACCCAGTTCAAACTATATTAAGTGTGCATGAAACAGTTGAGGAATCACGAATAGCCGAAATTGATGCTATTAAAGAATATCAGGCTATAAATCCGAAATTCGGATATAATATCTGCAATGGTGGACAGGGTATAGACTTTACGAATAACCCTGCTTTGTACGAATTGATGAAAGAAAAAGTTTGGAATAATCCAGAACGAATAAAAAAAGCAAGCGAAGCATTAAAAGGAAAAAAGCTATCTGACTTGGCAATGACAAACTGTATAATTTGGCGACAATCCAAAGAAGGCAGGGCTGTAATGTCTGCTTCATGGACTGATGAGCGTAAAGCAAAAGCATCAGAAGCAACAAAAAATCAAATGACAGAATCCGCAAAACAGAATTTGCGTATAAAATTAAAAGGACGCAAAGACCCAAGAACTGAACAAGGAAAAATCAATTGCTCTATAGCTAGAGAAAAATATCTTAATTCGGATATTGGAAAACAGAAAGTACGAGAAGGATATAAAAAAATGATTAGCAATCCTGAAAATGCTCAAAAAATCCGTATTGCACAAGACAAGTGGCGGGCATCAGAAGCAAATCAAGAAAACTGCAAAAGGATGGCTCAAAAATCTAGGGAAAAATGCAGTAAAAAAGTTAAAATGTCCGATTGCGATATAATCTATAATTCGCAAAGGGAATTAGCCAAGGCATTAAATTTAAATGAGGCAACAGTTTCGCGAATGGTAAAATCTGGTGAAATTATTAGGGTATAGTTTTTTATTGCATCAATAATTTGTTTCGTATATCATCAATTAAGATTTAATTTTTTAGGAGCTGCTTATGCCTTATGTTCTCTCTACACTTTCTGCTGATAATGAATTTGTGGATTTTGTAAAAACTGATACTGCTGGTTCTAGCGTTGCTCGTCCAGCAACTGCGAAAATGTCAGTTTTAATCAAAGGTGGAGCGAATGTAACGAATAAGCAGCTCGTTACTCTTGATGGCGTTTTGACTTATGTCAATGAGGCACAGGCGGATTTCCTTCGCAATCACAAGAATTTCCAACGCCATCTAGATCGTGGGCATTTGAAAATTATTGAAAAAGAAGTTGCACCACGCCAAGAAACTGTGACTAAAATCGCCGCCAATGAAATGGTTGCTCGTGATAGTTCCGCACAATTGGACGAGTCAAAAGGCGATTTCAAACAAGGCGGTCGTGCCGCTGGTGTTAAACCTAAAAACACAAAAGTGGAATAACCACGAGGGGGTCGTATGGCGACCATTTTCTTTGATGCAGTGAGCTTTCGGGCTTTATTTCCTGCATTTGCTAATACGACCACTTACCCGTCTGCCACGATTCAAATCTGGTGGGATACTGCTACTTCATATTTGAGCGACCAGACTTCATATTGCAATCGCATGAATGTGAAGCAGCAAACTCTTGCCCTAAATTATATGACTGCCCATTTGCTTTATCTCTCGGGGTTGGCGATAACGGGGCAATCGGGCGGGATTGAAATATCATCAAGCATTGATAAAATCAGCGTGGCGATTGCACCACCTCCTGCCCCTAATCAATGGCAGTATTGGCTACAAACTTCCCCTTATGGCTCGCAATTGCTTGCACTCTTACAATTGGCAGCAGCGGGTGGATTTTTCTTTAATCCAGTGCCTGTCCATACTGCTTTTAGGGGCTGATTATGGCGGACGCAACACAAAGCAATCCTAAAGCATTTATGGAGTTAAACCAGCGGATAGAGGCGTTTGCGAAAATGCAATTAAAAGTTGGTTGGTTTGAAGATTCGGTTTATGAAAATGGACGCTCGGTTGCAGAAGTTGCTGCGGGCAATGAGCTTGGTATTGCATCAAGAAAGATACCGCCCCGCCCCTTTATGCGACCAACGGCGACTGCTAAAGAAAAAGAGTGGGCGAACACTGCTGGAAGGCTAGCCTCTCGTGTTCTTGACGGCAAAATGGCGGGGCAGGATGCAATGGATATTCTAGGGACTTCCGTGCAAGCGGATATTGTGGATGCTATCAAAAATGTAAAATCGCCGCCATTATCGCCAATAACTCTCGGTGTACGGGCATATAAAAAACAGGGCAAAGAAATTTCTGGTGCGACTATTGGTGAAATTGCAAGAAAAATCAAAGAGGGTAAATTAAACATTTCGGGCGTTTCGGATGCTCCCTTAAATGATACTGGATTTATGATTGCAACCTTAAGTCATGTAACAGAGGGGGCTGCCTAATGACACCGGGAAGCAATATACTCAATCGGGCATTACGCCTCATCTCACCACAAGCATTTTCGTATTTTGCGAACACAGGGCGGATAAAGCAGCCGAATGGGCAATTCGTGCCAGCCTTTGCCCCGCCGCTTGCTTTGTCTGGAAGCGTGCAGCCCGTCCCCCGCAATCTTTATGAGCAATACGGACTTGATTTTCAGAAAAATTATGTAACAGTTTTTGTCTCAAAGAACATTCTTGATCTGGATAGAAATGTAAGCGGGGATTTAATCGTTTTTTCTACAAAAACATTTCAATGTGAGTCAAAGACTGATTGGTTTATGCAGGATGGTTGGGATTCAATTTTGTGTGTGCAAATTCCGAATGCCCCGCTTATTACGCAAATTATACCACCAGATAACGGCGATTATATCACTGCCGATAATTTAGATTTTACGATAACCTATAGTTCTGTGGTTAATGTTTCAGGCACTCCCCGCTTGCAGCTTACGATTGGCACGCATACCAGATATGCCGACTATATTTCTGGTTCTGGCACGAATACTTTGCTTTTCCGCTATATTGTAGTGGCAGGTGATTCCGCCGCCGAGGGCATTTCTATTTCATCAATCGTTGATAATAATTCTGGTGCAATTTCCAGCACGGCAAGTACGCCTGTACCAGCAAATATAAATTTTCCTGCACAAGATTTAAGCGGGGTTTTAGTTAATGCTGGATAATCAATTATTTACGCTTCTCATAAGTATTATTGAAGACGCCGAGCCAACTGCGGGTATTCCTAATGTCAATGGTGCTGCGGGGATTCCAGTGCAGCAAGCATACCAACCAACGCAAGAAGGCGTACCAGATAGCCCCGCAGCGTTTCTGCATATTATAAGCACACAAAGAGTTGGCTCGCCTAGTCGCAGTGATTATTGGGATGCGGATTTACAAAAAGAAATCCATGTTGAAACGCAGGTTTTGGCGACGACTTTTCAGCTATCCGCCCTTGCAACTCAAGACCCGAACACGCCAAATCAATACACGGCAAGCGATATTGTGACGCTCATGTCATATATTTTGCAAAGCTCGTCTACCATTCAAGCATTGCGTGATAGAAGTAATAATGAAGTGGGTATTCAGCGTGTCATGGAAATAAGAAATCCATATTTTAAGGATGATAGAGATAGGAACGAAGCCAGTCCGAGCTTTGATTTCATAATCACGCATAAATTAGTTGTCAGCAACGAAATTTCCGTGTTACAATCAGTTGAATTTAACATTATTGAAGTGTAGGAGAATAAAATTGAATGTTTTGTATATAAATAAATCATCAACTCCTTATACATATATTTTGGAATGGACAAAATATAATAAACGCTATATTGGAGCACGCTGGGCTGCTAATTGCTCACCTGATGATTTATTCAAAACATACTTTACAAGCTCTAATTATGTTGCAGAATTTATAGAAAAATATGGTAATCCTGATATAGTCTTAATTGATAAGATTTTTACTAACGCAAAAGATGCTAGAGAGCGGGAAATTGAGTTACTAACAAAGTTTGATATAAAAAATAATGATAATTTTCTCAATAAAGCGATTGGTGGATTGTTTGATTTTAATGATAATGTTATACGAAAGAAAATGCGGAATGCACAATTAGGCAAAAAATTGACTTTAGTTACTAAAGAAAAAATAGGGTTGGCAAGCAAAAACAGAATTAGAAAAAAAGAAACTTATGAGAAATTAAGCAAAACTTTAACTGGTCGGAAATTGTCTAAAGAACACTGCCTGTCTATATCTTTAGCAAAAAAAGGTGTGACTACAAAAAGAATTTACTTGCCATTATCAAATGAGCAAAAACAAAGATTAAGAACTTTAATGACTGGGCTTAAACATTCGGAAGAAACTAAATTAAAGATGAGTGATTCCCGAAAAAATAAAAAATTTCCTATTGTGGAATGTCCGCATTGCGGTAAAATAGGTGGTAAAGCAGCGATGCATCAATGGCATTTTAATAATTGCAAAATAAAAGGGGTATAGTTATGTCAATAAGTTTACAGAGATATGTGGATATTACATCAGGCGTAGGTGCAGCGGCAACTGTATCCACTCGTGAATTGATTGCTCGTTTATTTACGACTAATTCTCTCGTGCCAACTCATAGTGACATTGAATTTACTTCTGCCGATGATGTTGGTACATATTTCGGCACTACCAGCACCGAATATAAGTATGCAGTGTTTTATTTCGGCTGGATCAGCAAAACCATTACTCGCCCACAAAAAATATCATTCGCTCGTTGGGTTAATGCAGCTTCCGCACCGCAAATTTATGGTGCAAAACAAGCACAATCTTTGACGCTATGGAATGCCGTAACCGCTGGTGAATTCGGCTTAACAATGGGGGCTTTTTCTCATACTTTATCAGGGCTTGATTTTTCTGGTGCTGCAAATCTTGCAGCGGTTGCCGCAATTATTCAAGCGGCGATTCGGGCAGAGGATTACCCTGTAAATTTCACTGGTTCAATTGCAATTTCTTATCCTGCATCATTCACTGGTGAAATTGCAACCGATGTTGGCGGCGATATTTTAACCGTTAGTGCTGGCACTGGCACGATTGAAGTTGGCATGACGGTTGCGGGGGCGGGCGTTGCAGGTGGCACGACTATTGCTGAATTGGGAACTGGCACGGGTGGAAACGGCACTTATATTTTAAGTACTACTAGTCAAACAGTTGCCTCGGAAGCTATGACGGCTGGTGCTGCTTTTAATACATTGACCGTAACCGCAATTGACGGCACGCTCGCAATCGGGCAACTAATTGCTGGCTCTGGTATTACTGGTTCACCGACAATCACCGCTTTAGGCACTGGCACAGGTGGTATTGGTACTTACATTTTAAGCACAGATAGCCTAACAATTTCATCCGAAGCGATGACTGCGGGTGCGGCAAGTGCGTTGTGGTCGCTCACTACGGTTACTTATGATTCGGTGCGTGGTTCATTTAATCTCACTGGCGGTACTACTGGCGATGCTGATATTTCAGTAACTGCGGGAACTGGTGGTAATGATATTGCTGCACAGCTTGGTTGGTTGGCAGTTAGTACGATTTTCTCGGCTGGTTCAGCGATTCAAACTGTGCCAGAGGTTCTGATTGAATCGGCGGATGCAAGCAATAATTTCGGTAGCTTTACTTTCTTACCAACTCTTACCGAGGCAGAAATTGTTTCTGCTGCTGAATGGAATTTAGCTCGCAATAATCAATTCATGTATTCGGTTCGTTGCACTGCGGCAAATGCTTCGTCTTTACAAGCTGCCCTTGCGGATATTGGCGGCGTTACAATCACTCTTGCCCCGATTGCAACTGAATATCCTGAACTCGTGCCAATGATGATTTTGGCTGCGACTGATTATACCGCACTTAATAGCACTGTGAATTATATGTTCCAGTTCTTTAATCTCACACCTTCAGTTTCCACCAATGCGGATGCTGATATTTACGATGCGTTGAACATCAATTATTATGGACAGACACAAACCGCTGGGCAGTTGCTGCAATTCTATCAACGGGGCGTGATGCAAGGGTTGCCTGTTGATCCTGCTGACCAGAACACTTATGCAAATGAAATTTGGTTAAAAGATGCGGCGGGGGCGGCGTTGATGACATTGCTTCTTGCATTGCCGAAAATCCCCGCTAATCTTGCGGGCAAGGCACAAATAACCGCAATTTTGCAAAGCGTGATAAATCAAGCACTTTTCAACGGCACAATTTCAGTAGGAAAAACTCTTACCGAGGTGCAAAAATTATATATTTCTGAACAAACTGGTGACCCTAAAGCATGGTATCAAGTGCAGAATTTGGGTTGGTGGGTTACTGTTGCGATTGTGCCTTATGTTGAAAGCACTGTGACCAAATACAAAGCTGTTTATACGCTGATTTATTCAAAAGACGATGTAATTCGTAAAATTGAAGGTCGGGATATTTTAATCTAGGAAAGGCATAAAAATGACTGTAAATATCACAGGGTTTGGTTTAACGGTAATTATCACCGCAAGCACAATTTTTCCAACTGGTTTAGTTTTGACGCAATTTGCGGATGATGCAGATCCATTAGACTTTGCTTCGGTAAAAATTGCTGATGTGGCGATGGGACTGAATGGCGACCTTATAAAATGGAGTAAAGCAATTCCGTTGCCTATGGTTCTCAATGTAATTCCTAGTTCTGATGATGACAATAACCTGCAAATTCTGGCGGATGCTTTGCGTGTTTCAAAAGGTAAAGTGGCTGCGTTAGATGATATTGGTGCGGTGGTCTCATATCCAGACGGGCGTGTTATCACATTGACTGGCGGTGCTTTAACTGATGGTATGTTTGGCAATAGCGTGGCATCAGCGGGTCGCTTAAAAACTAAAACTTATGCGTTTGCATTTGAAAATAAAGCTGGAGTTTAACGATGGTTGATTTAATCAAGCCAAAAGAATTTTCGGTAGATGATATGGATGGGCAAAAGCTCACCTTTCTTTTATCTCGTTTTGATGCAGTTGAAGGGCGGGAGATTTTGGCGAAATATCCAATGTCCGCAATTCCGAAACTTGGTGATTATGACGAAAATCAGGCGACAATGCTAAAACTTATGAGCTATGTTGCGATACCAATGGACGGAATGCCACCGCTGCGTCTTTCAACTCGTGCTTTGATTAACAACCATGTCCACGATGCAGAAACTTTGATGAAAATTGAAATGGCAATGTTGGAGTATAACTGCAATTTTTTTCAGAGCGGACGGATCTCCGATTTCTTAGGAGAATTCGTCCAGATGATACTAGCGAAGATTACCGCAACATTGACCCCCTCATCGGTACAATCATAAGCAGCGGTAAAGCAACCCTTCACGAATTAAGAACGGTTTATGATTTGGAGGATGCTTTTATAATTTGGGAATCAATAGTAATCCCTCGTTATAATGATTATATGGTAGCTGAATCGGCGAAGAAAAAGAGGTAATAATGGGCGTTTTTAATACATTTTATTTGCTTTTTAAGTCTAATTCTGCGGATGCAATCAAGGGCAACAAAGAGATTGAACGCACCGCAACTAAAGCGGGCGAGGCGACAAAAAAAACCAACGAGGAATCAACGAAGCTGGGCAAATCGTATGTAAATGCGGTTGAAGATGCTACTCGTGCATTGGCTGCTTATCTGTCGTATCAGGGTATAAAATCGGGCATTATAAATGCACAAGAGCAAAATCGCACATTGTCGGTGCAAGCGGGATTGTGGGGGCAGAATACAACGCAAGTTGCAGCTTATGGTGCTGCGGTAAAAGCAGCTGGTGGTAGTGCCGAGGAGCTTGTGGGGTGGTACGACCAGATGTACAAGCAAAATGCAGCGGTTGGATTGCCGACAAAGCCATTGACAGAATTGCTTGACCAAATCCATGACCAAGTAAAAGATTTACCAGCAGAACAACAACAATTTTTCTTTGATAAATATGGTATTTCTGGCGTTGGCACTCGCACGCTTTTATCAAAAAATGACAAGGATTATGAGGAGGCAAAGGCGGAGGGGTTTAAGGGAACTGCTGCAATGCAACCAGCTTCCGAGGCTGCTAAAAAATTCGGTACGGCAATGGATAAATTATCCACCAGCTTCACCAATTTTTGGAATGTCATTGGCGAGATGATTTTACCCGCCCTTACGCCAATCATTGACGGATTGACGGATTTTTTCAATTATCTAGCAACTCACAAAGATGCCGCGGCGGCTTTCTTTACCGCAATGGTTGTTGGTGCAACGGCATTTTCTCTCGCGGCTCCTGCTATGATTGCAGGTATTACAGGGCTTGGTGCTTCTGCCATTACTGCCGCTCCTGCATTGGCTGGGTTAGGGTTAGCATTAGGAAAACTTTTTGCCATTTTGTTTCTAGCTTATGAAGACTTTAAGGGCATTCAGGCAATTTTTGACCCGTCAAAAGGCGGGGATTCAATGATTGCACAAGCCGCACATAAATTCGCAGGTTGGATTGACCCCGATGTTGCTATGATGTATGGTGAGGATAAAAAGCCTTCTATTCCAAGTACTCCTAACCAGCCTAATAAAAACGATTATATGTCGTTACTCATAGCAAAAGGATATTCTCGTCCACAAGCAGCGGCAATTGCGGCAAATTTGCAGGCGGAAAGCGGTAAAAAAGGCTCAATGGCGGTGGGTGATAGTGGGCTGGCAAAAGGTGCTTTACAGTGGCATCCTGATAGGCGTGCAGACATAAAAAGAGGAACTGGCATTGATGTATTCGGTGCGTCTAAATCGCAAACGGTTGATGCCCTTGATTGGGAAATAAAAAATAGCGGGCGAAAAGGCTGGAGTTACGAAAAATTCAAAAGCATGAATGATGCCAATCAAGCCGCTGGTTATTTTAGCCAAAAGTTTGTTTCACCTCGTGATAAATATGGCGAATCAATGAAGCGAGGGCAGATGGCTATGCAAATTGCAGGCGAAACACCTTTTGCATCGCAAGGCGAAAATAAAAATAGCGGTGGCAATACTAAAAATGTGACAGTTCAAATTGATAAAATTGAGGTGCAAACACAAGCAACTGATGCTCATGGCATAACGGCAAGTATGAGCGAAGAATTCAAAAAACAAATGCGGCAAGTATTCGCCCAAAATAACGATGCGGTGGCTTATTGATATGGCACTTTTTAATTTTACACCCGCCTCTATATTGCCTAATGCCATTCTTGGTATTGAGTTGCTGTTAGGTAGCTTTGATTCTAATAAAGTTGCAATTCATGACCAAGATACTTTTGACCAGCTTTTTGCCGATGCTAATGAAATGCGAATTGATGTGCGGGAAACATCCAAGGTTATGGATCATCCTGTTGAAACTGGTGTGACTTTATCCGACCATCATGTGATAAATCCAGTGCAAATTGAACTATCCTTGATAATAAAATCGCAATTTTATGCTTCAACATTTCAGCAAATAAAATCGGCGTTTGTAAATGCGACATTGCTTGCCGTTCAAACAAATGCTGGTGTTTATTCAAATATGATAATCGCTGAATTGCCGCATGAAGAAGACCCCGAGATGTTTGATGCAATTAAAGTCGGATTGCGTTTGCGGGAAGTTTTATTTGTTGCCCCTGCATCTATTACGCAAACTTCGGGCAATGTTAATTTAACCACTGCATCGCAGGATTATGCCCCCGCCAACCCTGAAAATGGGAACACTGTAAATCGTGGTTTGCAAACGCCTAAATATCAGGCGGATACACCAGCTCAACAGCAGGCTTTAGATGCTTACTTGAAGGATTTAGGAAAATGATAATTGTTCCTTTACAGGCAATCCCAAATCAGCAATTGCTTACGGTTTTAGATGATAACCAGTGGGATATTAGTGTTCGTATCACCAATGGAACAATCAGCGTGTCCTTGGCGTTAAATGGCGTTTTTATAATTGAAAATCAGCGGGCGGTTGCTGGCAGTCTAATAATTCCAGCAAAATATCTGGAAAATGGTAATTTCGCAATTGTTACGCAAAACCAAGAAATACCTGATTACACGCAATTCGGCGTTACGCAATCACTAATTTATTTAAGCCCTACGGAATTGGCAGCATATCGCACGCCGCCATCTTTGCCTATCACCGCCGCTTTTTTTAATCCTATTGCTGCATTGCCCTTGCGATTTGCCCCGCAAGGCTATACTCTCGCACCATAGAGAGGGAAAATATGGCAAGTGCTTTTGACCAACGCATCGTAAGAATTGGAATTGAGATTGAAGGCGACATTTTAACCTATGAAGGGTTGAATGTTTACGCACGAGGTACGAAATTTTTATCGGCAACAATGGGAACTTGTGAAGCACGAGTTTTCAATCTAACAAAAGAACACCGCAAATTTATTTTAACGCAAGCCTCGCCGATTGCAAAACGAGTGCTGACCCCTATAAATTTTACGCTAGATGTCGGGCGGGAAAGCTACGGAACTTTTCGTCTTTTTGAAGGGCAGGTATTTCAGGGTGGTGTGACGCAGCCACCCGATATTGGAATCATTCTAAATAGCCTCACAAATAATTTTCAGTTGGCGAGTACGGCGGCAATTCAACAATCGTCAATTGCAACTTTGCGGACGATTTCACAGCAAATCGCCGATGCTATGACCCCGCCATTAACTTTAGAATTTAAGGCAACTGATAAGCAGATTGACAATTTCTCTTACACTGGTTCGCCGCAGGGGTGCATTGAAAAATTAAACCAAATGGGCGGTATTCTCGCAACTGTGGACGGAAAATCTCTAATAGTTCTGAATACAGGGCAGGCTCGCAGCGATTCAGTGCGTTTAATAAATAAAAACACTGGTATGGTAGGCGTTCCGCAACCTACTGTTTATGGTGCAAATGTGCGAATGATGATTGATAATTCCGTGCAAATCGGCAGTGAAGTACAAATTGAAAGCGAAATAAATCCCGCAGTAAATGGAAATTATATTGTGCAAAAATTAGACTTTGAAGTCGCTTATAGGGATGCTCCTTTTTGGTATAATTTGCAGTGTATAAGCAAAGAATTATTTACAGGGGCAACCTTATGACCAATCATGCCCCACCATCAGGAAATCTTGCCGACAGCGACACTTTGCAAGGTGTTCTTAAATTTGCCTTCACAAAATTTTTGCAAAAAACTGATGATATGCTACCAGCACAGGTTTTAGCTTATGACCGTGCCACAAATAGGGCATCGGTGCAGCCGCTAATTCGCTTCGTTACAACGAAAAACGAAGTCGTAAGCCGCTCGCAAATAGCAAGCGTTCCAGTTTTACAGCTCGGTGGTGGTGGTTTCGTTTTGAGTTTTCCAATAAAAGCAGGTGATTTGGGGTGGATAAAGGCGAATGACCGTGATATTTCATTTTTTAAGAAAAATTACACAAATTCATCGCCAAACACACAAAGAAAACATAGTTTTGAAGACGCAATGTTTATCCCCGATTCTATGATGAAACAGGTTGTGATTGACCCTGAAGACGCTGAAAATGTAGTTTTGCAAAATCTTGCTGGAACGGTGCGGATTGCTCTTTGGGCGGATAAAGTAAAAATCACCGCACCCGAAATAGTTTTGGATACGCCATTAACCACAATCACAGGTGCGTTGATTTCTGGAACAAATCCAGAGTATGGACAAACCGCAGAATTTAATGGTACAATTAGCACGACACAAGATGTTACGGCAAAAGGTGGTGGTTCTGTGGCAGTTAGCTTGCATAACCATACGCACGGCGGCGTTCAAACTGGCGGCGGAGATACAGGAGTTCCAAACACATGACAGTAACATTTGGCACAAATTCACAAAACGATATTTTTATCGGGGGAGATGGCAATCTGGCTATCTATTCTGGTATTGATGCGGTGCTTTACGCCTGTGCTACTGCGTCAAAAGCACAGCTTGGCGAAATGGTTTTAGCAATCAAGCAAGGCATTCCGAACTTTCAGACAATATGGGTTGGAACGCCTAATTATCCATTATGGACTTCGTATTTGCGAAAAACTTTACAAGGGGTTCTGGGCGTAAAAGAGGTGAAATCTATTGAATTATTCCGTGTAGAAAATACACTAAAATATACAGCAACAATCGTTACGCAATTCGGCACTGGGGTTATAAATGGCTAATTATCAATATCTCATAAATACAGGGGCAATTGTTCCGCAAACTTCTGATTTGCTGACGATTGTGCAAAATGAATATAAAACAGCTTTCGGACAAGACTTAGTTGTCACCGCCGACACTCCGCAAGGGGTTTTAATCACTGGCGACACGCTCGCCCGTACACAGGAAGTTAATAACAATGCCGCACTCGCCAATCAGATAAATCCGAACATTGCGGGCGGGATTTTTTTTGATGCGATTTTTGCTTTAATGGGCGGCGAACGCACCGCCGCTACTAAAACATTGGTTTCTGGAGTTGTTCTTACAGGTGTTGCAGGAACAATCATCAGCACGGGAACACAGGCGCAATCAATGGCGGGAGATTTATTCCAATCATTATCCACAGTAGTAATTGGTGCTGGTGGCACGGTTACTGTAGATTTTGCATCAATTGAGGATGGTGCAATTCCTTGTGCGATAAATACCCTAACGCAAATCGTCACAAATGTTCTCGGCTGGGAAACTGTGAATAATCCAACGGTTGGCGTGCTTGGCTCTTCCACGCAATCCGATCAAGCCGCCCGTGCGTATCGCAATAACACGCTTGGATTTCAAGGCGTGTCACTTGCCGTTGCTATTACTTCTGCATTATATCAGGTTTCTGGTGTTACCAGCTTATCCTTTTTAGAAAATGTGGCGGCAACAACAGAAACGGTGGATACTATTAGCATGGTAGCACATTCGGTTTGGGCGTGCGTCAATGGCGGTTCTGATCTAGATGTTGCCGCCGCATTGCTTGAGAATAAGAGTTCTGGTGCTGCTTGGAATGGCGCAACAGAAGTTTCCGTTGTTGAACCAGCGAGCATGCAAACATATACCGTGAAATTTGACCGCCCAACAGAAATTGCAATCCTTGTGAAAGTAACATCAAGCGGCGATTCTGCCGCAATTATTCAAGCTGTTCTTGATTATGCCGCTGGATTGATAGAAATCACTGGGACAAATGGCGTTGAAAGTAATTTGCAAGGTTTTATAATCGGCTTGGATGTATCACCATTTGAAATTGCTGGTGCGATTATGTCTGAAAACCCTGGTATTTTTTTAAATAAAGTTGAGGTTAGCTATGCTGATTCTATTTCTTACACAACAAACACTTTGGCAATTGCGATAAATGAAATTGCGACAATAGATGCCGCGAGCATTACGGTAGTTACGCCATGACAGCTACTATCCAGCAGTTTGATTTTAGCGTAAATCTTTTGCAAGCATTGCTTTGGCAATACAATGAAGCTGGGAATTTGCAATCTTTGATGACGCAAAAGCAAAATTGGTACACTGAAAATCAAACTAATTTTTGGGAAAATTGGTATCGTGATGTTTTTAATTTGCAAACCGCAAATGATTTCGGATTGTCTATATGGTCTATAATTCTCGGACAGCCGATTTTTATAAATATACCTGATAGTGGACAGCCGACATGGGGTTTCGGCACGCCGCACGAAAATTTCAATCGCAGCAATTTTGCAACGGCGGGGAAAGGCTCTCACAGATTAAGCACGGAAACGGCAAGGATTTTATTGCAGATGCGTTATTTCCAGCTTACCAGTTGCGGGTGCGTGCCAGATATAAATCGTGCTTTGAAGTGGATTTTTGGTGCAAGATATGGGAAAGCGTGGTTAAATGATAATCATGACATGACGCAATTTTATACTTTTACTTTTCCGCTGCCATCAGATTTGATATTCTTGTTTGATAACTTTGATGTTTTGCCCCGTCCTGCGGGCGTTGGAAGTAGTTATCGGGTTGTTGTGGAAGACGCTTGGGGTTTTGATGAGTATCATGAAAACTTTGATAATGGTAATTTTTCGGAGCTTTAATTTATGGCAAAGTATTTTATAGAACCATTTGCGGCATCGGGCGACCGCACTGCCATTCCTGAAACTGTGCAACCAGATGGCTCAATAAGCTATCCAGATGGCTATGGCATTGACTATCAGCTAGACCCCGCAACTCCACCTGGTCTTAACATTGAACGCAATAAATTCAATGAATTGCAATATCAGATTACACTTGCGTTGCAGCAATATCAGCGGCTCGGTTTTCCTGATTTTATTACTACTTCCGATAACGGAGGTACGCCGTTTCCTTATGCCATCAATGCTACTGTGAGATTTACTGGTGGATTTGCAGGGGCAGGTGCGAGAAATTATTATTCGTTGGTGGATGCGAACACCGCAACACCCGCCGATAATACGAAATGGGGATTGGTAGATTACAGCTCTTTCCAAACAGGTGATTTGCTGCCGTGGGCGTTCAATACCATTCGTACAGGTGGCTGGCTTTGGTTGAATGGGACGACTATCGGTAGTGCCGCTTCTGGGGCTACACAGCGAGCAAATGCCGATACGCTTGCCCTTTACACAATGCTTTGGGCGGATTATTCAAATACCGTTTTGCCAATTGAAACTAGCTCTGGCGTTGTTACAACACGAGGAATTTCTGCCGCAGCGGATTTTGCTGCAAATAAACGCTTGCCAATGCCCGATTATCGTGGGCGAGCGATTTTTGGGCTTGATACAATGGGCGGCACTACTACGGCGGGGCGGATTACAACTGCCGATAGTGGCGTTTCTGGTGTAACTCTTGGTGCTGCGGGCGGATTGGAAGCGGTTGCGCTTTCGGAAAATCAAAATGGACAGCACACGCACGCAGCAAATATAACCGACCCCGGACATATTCATCAAGTAACCGACCGCTCTTTCCAGATGATTACTGCACCAGCTGGCTCGGCAGGATACTACGCACAACCGCCCGCTGGCAGTAGCGTTTCCACAACTGGAATTTCAATCATAAATGGCACTTCTGGCAATGGGGCAAAACATCAAAACTTACCACCTGCAATAATTACAGGCGGTTATATTATGAAAATATAGGTAAAATATGACTAATCCAGTTTATATTAGAGTTCCATTTGGCACTAGTGGTGATCGTACTGCTATTCCTGTTGCGGGGGCTGCTGCGGGGCCAGTAAATTATACATACGGCTGGGGAACGGATTATTCACTTCCTCGTTCAACCAATCCCGCTGCTCTAAATGTTGAACGAGTGGCTATGAATGAAGTTCTTTATGATATTACTTCTAATATCCAGCAGTATCAGCAATATGGTTTTCCTTGGTTTATTACCACTTCCGATAATGGTGGTTCTCCTTTTTCCTATTCCGCAAATGCTGCGGTGCGTTATGATACTGGTTCAGGAATTTATGTATATATTTCATTAATTGATGCGAATACTGAATTGCCAACCAATGCTTTAGCATGGAAAAAATTGGATGTTGCAGCAATTGGCACAGTAACTTCTGCTTCTGTCGCAAGTGCAAATGGTTTTGCTGGAACAGTGGCAAACGCAACAACTACGCCAGTGATAACAATTTCCACATCTGTTACGGGTTTAATGAAGGGTAACGGAACGGCAGTATCGGCTGCAACAGTTGGAACTGATTATTCAGCTGGAACTAGCGGGCTGGCAACAGGCATTATAAAAAGCACAACAGGAACAGGCGCATTCACAATCGCAGTTGCTGCTGATTTTCCAACCCTCAATCAGAATACAACAGGAAGCGCAGCCACGCTCACAACAGCAAGAACAATTGGTGGTGTATCTTTTGACGGTTCTGCCAACATAACTGTTGCTACAGCTACAGGTGGATTTACTGTTTCTGGTGGAAATTTAGCTGTTGGTGCGAATGATATAACTTGCACAGGGTCATTAGGTGCTACAGGAGCGAGATTAACAAAAGGTTGGTTTACCGATTTACAAGTTACCAATGCGATTGCAGGTTCAATCACAGGAAATGCGGCAACCGTTACAACAAATGCTAACCTAACAGGTGTTATCACATCTTCAGGAAACGCTACGTCTATTGCAAGTCAAACTGGTACTGGCACAAAATTTGTCGTTGACACATCACCAACCCTAGTGACTCCGATCCTAGGCGAGGCAACTGCTACATCTATAAATAAAGTAGCAATCACCGCCCCTGCCACTTCTGCTACACTTACTATCGCAAATGGCAAAACGCTAACTGCAAGTAATACACTTACCTTTACAGGCACAGATAGCAGTTCGGTTGCATTCGGGGCAGGTGGCACAGTTTCGTATCGTGAGTTATATACTCTTGGTGGAGTTGCTGGCGCGGGTGGAACTATTGGAACTGGTATCGTGATAGGCACAACTACGGCTAGAATATGGATTCCGTTTAAATTCAGACTTACAACAGCCCCAACTGGCGTATCTGTTGCTAACGTAGGTAACTTTGCAGTTTATAATAACTCAGGTGGCGGGGCAACCACAGTGTTAACTGCTCTTACATTTGTATCGGGTGACCTTGATGGAATAACGCTATTGGCGACAGTTGGTTCTGCGGTGCTGACAGTTGGACAGTCAACGCTTCTTATTGATACAAATGCCAATGCAGTAATAACTCTAACAGGGGGGGCTATTTAATGTGGAAATTTACCGATGCAAGCGAAACAGTGGTAATGAGAACAACCGATGATGGCATAATGGAAAGCAGCCTAGTAACTCGCGAAGATGTGCAAGCATGGATAGCAGAAGGAAATACTATAAAGAAAGCGAGCGAAGAATGACACCAATACAATCAGGATTAAATGGTTATGGTAATGACCATATTGCTATCAATGCAGCTATTTTAGCGAATAGAACAGCTCTATTAGAGGGTGATTATTATATATCTTCCTCTATTTTAATGCCATATAATGGCGTAAATGGGGCAGGGAAAGGCATTATCAGTAATAACGCTCGTATTTACGGTAATACTGAAAATATGGTAATCCTGCACTGGGCAGATTCTAAAGCTCGGCTGCTTGGGCATATTGACCTTGTAGCTAATAACCAAGGCATTCATTTGATGCACTTAACCCCTGAGCTAGAAGAAAATAACACTACTGTTGCAAATCAGAACTATAATTATTTCCAAAGTATTAACTTCCTTGGTGGCACAGAACAGCTTGTTATCATGGCTGGTAAGAATATCGGCGGAGCTGATAGCGGTTGTTGGTATAATAGATTTGAGAATCTCTATTTCACAAGCGGTAAAAGGGCTATATGGTTTAAGGATAACGGAACTACTACTAATCTTGTCGGCTCTGGTTCTAATTCAAATTCATTTGGCAATGTAGTTATTAACGGTTCTTGCAATACTGGTATTCAAATAGATGCAGGTGGTGGTAATATATTCTCTAATCTGAATATGGAAAATATCCAATTAGGAACTGCACCAAATGCTACGCCAACAGGTATTAAAGTTAAAGATAAAATGCTCAATAATGGGTCAAATCCAAATAATGAGTTTTATGTGCATTGTGAAAACGTGACACAAAAATATAACATCCAAAACTTGACAACAAAACTATACGATAAAGACTTGGTAGATGGCTATTCGTCAGCTTCCATGACATCTGACACAGGCGGATTTAATCTTTCCTATAACTGCATAGGATGGCATAGAGATGGAAACCTTGTTACGGTATCAGGATTAGTGGTTGTTTCAAGCCTAATTGGTTCGCCAACGGGGAGGGTTTATATTAGTTTGCCGTTTCCTGTGCGTGGTGTAACTGGCACAGATTACCAAAATCGTGTTTCTGTATCTGTTGCGGGAAATTTACAAGCTGTTACTGGCATTCCTGTGCAAGCGCGGGTTTTAGAAGGCACAAACCTAATTGAAATCGGACAATCAGGCTCTTGGGGTTCTTTTGCAAATCTCATCCCTGCTGGGTCTGATTTTAGTTTTAATGTGACGTATTTGACTAATTATTAAAGGGTAAGATTATGATATGGATAAGGACACGGAAAGATATTTGCGGGAAGCTATTCAAAATACGGAGGCTATTAAAAACTTAGAAAAAGATTTGACTTCATTTAAAACTATAATCAAAGAATATCTTGATAAAAATGAGAAGCAAAACAGAGTTGAGTTTGATGAACTAAAAGCAGAAAATAAGGAATGTGCGGAATGGCGGAAAACAGTAGATATTTCAAAGAAGGTTGCGAAACCCGCAATTATGTTTGGGGCATTATGTGCGTTTGTTGCGTCCTTTATCGGGCTTTTAATTTACAGCCCACGAGAAGGGCTAGGGATGCTGCAATCATTGATAAAGCAAATCTGGTCGCGCCTTATGTAACTGTTACTATCTGCTTTCTTATGGCGATTATGACTTACGGCACACTGTTACAATACCAAGAGCTTGTCTATCTGCAATCTGCGGTGAATAATCCCGCATTGTTAGTTTCTCTGTCACTTAGACAACTTATGCAAATTAACGTAGGAGGATAATATGCTAACACTTTTAAGCTCGTTACTTGGATTATTTTCTTCCGCACTACCTGATTTACTCAAGTATTTTCAGGACAAGCAAGACAAAGCTCACGAACTTGACGTAATGAAATTACAAATGGAAATGCAAGCTGCTGGTGCATCGCAACGCCTTGACGAGATAAACGCCAATGCAGATATTGCGGAAACCACAGCACTTTATAAAACCTACACTACTGGCGTTCACTGGGTGGATGCACTTAATGGCACAGTTCGCCCCGTTATTGCTTACAGTTTCTTCATTCTATACGCATTCGTGAAATACAACCAAATCACTGCCATGCCTTGGCAATTATGGACGGAAGATGACCAGATTATTTTCAGCGGAATTATTAGTTTTTACTTCGGTTCTCGTGCGATGAGTAAAATCAGGGCAGGAAAATGAGAAAAACAAACCAAGACGGGATAGACTTAATCCGCCGTTTTGAGGGGTTTAAATCAGAGCCTTACCTATGCCCTGCTGGTGTATGGACGATTGGCTATGGTTCTACCCGTGGGATTAACGAGCAAACACCTCCCATTACCGAGCAACAAGCAGAGGAACTTTTGAAACGCGATTTAAGCAGCGCAGAAGCCTCTGTTTGCCGTCTTATCTATGTTCCTCTCACCGACAATCAATTCGCTGCCCTAGTTAGCTTTACTTTCAATCTTGGCGGGGGGGCATTGCAACGCTCAACCTTGCGCCAGAAACTCAACCGCGGTGATTATGACAGCGTACCCGCGGAATTGCTAAAATGGTGTCGCGCTGGCGGTAGAAAACTAAATGGGCTTTTGCGTCGTAGGATTGCGGAAGGTGAATTGTTTGTTCACTGAAAGTGCTTTAAAGCATAATTATCGCGCTAATCTTATAGCTTTATTCCGTGGATGCCCAGCAATATACCTACACCGCTCTTGCGCCTCCTCGCGCTCCTCGGCAGTCAAGATAATGGGCTGTGGTCGTGCCTGAAACTCGGTTTGTTGCGCTATTAGTGGTTGCATTTATGTATCCTATAAAAAATGTAAAAATAATAAAGCACTGAAAAACCAAGGGCTATATGCAGCTACCAGCCATAGCACAAACAAGACATATATTGTTTTTGTAAAATATCTTAATTGGTCATTTGTCACAAAATTACTCCAAATAACGCTCCAATTGTTACCTCAGCCAGCATGACCGCTTTATCACCTAGGTTAAATCGGGCGGAAACCCACCCAGCAGCATAATAAACAAACCCCAGCCCTAGGAATATCAATAACCACGGATTAACCACTGCAAGCGGGATTAGAAGCGAGCAACGCACCGCACCATATATGATGCCCCAAACTCTCCATGACTGATATTTTTCTGGCAAAGTGCGCCATAGCTTAAAAGTCCAGTCTTGCAGCATTTGCCACCGCCCATCACCCCGCGCAGGTGCTTGCCCGTGAATTGCGCTGAACAATGCCTGTGTCGGTAGCATCCGAATTACCCAGAACGCAGTCAACATGGGTAAAAACATTAAATAATTACCCATATAGTTAAAGCTAATGACAATTGCCACAAGCAGAAAGCTAACTGTATGCCCTAGTTTTTCAGTGTATTTATCACCGAAGCCGCCGCCTATGCAGCGTGAAAGTACCGATAGCAAAATAGCGTTAATCATCATTTCTCTGGCACTCCTAATAATTTGCAAAACCCAACAATTATAATAACACAAAACAATTGCAGAATAAATTCAAAGATTTTCATTATAAATTCAAAGATTTTCATTGTTTTGGCTCGGTTGGATGTTAATGATTTTAGACTTAGCTATTTCCTCAAAACGCTGTTTAGCACCCTCAAAATCAGCAAGCAAGGCTTCTTGTGCTTTTTGCACTGGGCATGGGTCAAGCCTAGCCTCTAGGACTGAAACTAGCTTTTCAGCGCGGGAAATAATAGCCTCTATGCGTTTAAATTGTTTTTCACTTATCATTGTTTAAATCCCTACATGAAAAATAAAATAAAGCAATACAAAGAGAAAACGCACCTGCAAGCACCCTCGCAATTGTCGCGAATCCATCTACCCAAAGCCAATCAAAACCCGCATTAATGAATGAAAACAAAAGGCATATAAATACTGCACCTACAACCCAAACACCAACTATTTTTAAAGCTATCATAACCCCTCACTTAAATAAATTGTAAAACATTGCACCCGCAAAACCCAGCGAAATAAGCCAAAACCCAATCAGCGGAACCGCGATAAATGGCGTGTAATTCCTGCGCTTGTTTATTTTAATTAGCTTCTCGCATAATGCTCTTTGCTGCGGTGTAAATTCATCCTTGGTTTTTATCATATATTTCCTTATGTTATCTAAAAGTTAATTCAATGTTCAACGCGATTGAATAGGTATTGTATTAATTATTGTTATCTCTAAAAAACGTATCTTCGTAAATCTTTCCGCTTGGCACTGGAAATTTACTATCAGCATCGCGCCACGCGCAATATGCAGCAACTAATAGGAATAACGCTAAACTTATCCAAACTATCCTATCCATATTTTTATCGCTCCAAACTCGGTTTATTATCGCTAAGGTTCTGAATTCTATTGACAGCTGCATAATTATCCCCTTTTAAATTGTTGCCTTGTTTATCATTCATTTTCACCACCCATGCGAGCGTTGCAACTGCGCCCAAACCAGCAGAAACGATGCAAACCTCGCCTAGTTTCATTTTCCTAGCTCCCCACCCGCTTTACTAACCCGCTTTAAAGTTTTAATAATCGCATCCACGCGCTCTATAAAAACATCAACATCTAGTGCGCCAAATGGCATTTCTCTCTGATAATCAACCTTTGCTTCCTTAAGAGCAGCCTCATAACCAAGCAACAAGCTATCCACAATGTAAATTTTGGCACAGTAACTTCATCGGGATTTTTCTCAATAAAGTGGATATTATCCGCATATTTTAAGATTGTTGGTGTTTCAGGTTGCATCTACTTCTCCATTTGTTCTATAGTTGCGAGGGTTTGCATAACTTCTGCTCTAAATTCTTGCTCTCTAGCTACTTCAAAACCTAGTTGAGCATTTTTCAAAGCCTCCTTAGCCACCTTGATAATCTCGGATTGCTTGTGGATTATTTCTAATGACAGGGGTTTTGATGCCGTATATCTGCCGTTTTTAAGCATTTCAATCTGTTCCTGTAGTGTCATGTTATTTACTCCGCTGGTGTTGTATCATAAATGTAGGCTGCAATAGCATTGGCTGTTCCAATATCTGTTTCGTTGATTAACTTTATCAGATTTTCGTTTATAAATTTCCAGTCAGGTATCTGCGCTTTCAGCTCCGCAATCCGTTTTTCGTAGTAGGGAGCGATTATATTAGATAATAGAAAATCAACGCAAGTATTTGCATCTTTTTCCTTATATCTAAAAACTAAAGCAGAAGAAATCGCATTTTTTAATGAATTATAGCAGCATCCATAGCCTTCATTTTCTGGACAATCTTCTGGATTGCCACTGCATTCCTTATAGTTCGTCATCTTATTTCTCCATCTCTTCTATGGTTGCGAGGGCTTGTTTGGCGTTAATACCATAATCTATTTTAATGGGCATAAGTTCTATATTACCGCCGATACCACAGTAAGTTTTAGCACAACGATAAAACTCCAACGTCTCCTTCGCCATCTTGAGCATCTCGGATTGCTTGGTGAGCAAATTTAACGCATCGTTAATCATCAAATAAGGGTCACGAGTTGCATCACCTGATAGATATTCAGCCTGTAGTTTTTCAATCTGTTCCTGTAGTGTCATGTTATTTACTCCTTCATTTTGTTGTTGGCTATATAAACTCTTTTCATAACGAGTGCCTTTCTTATTGGTTGTAATCAAAGAATGATTTTGCGAAATTTTGGCTACATAATGAGCGTAGTGACATATCATCATTTACTACATCACTAAAACAGCTAAATTCTTGAATATCTTTTAGCGATGATTTATGGAATTGTGCCATAGATGGTTTATTTCTGCTCGGTCGGATATATAAACTTTCATTTTTAGGCACATCTTGCCATTTAAGGAATTTTCTATCTGGTATATTAAACCTTCCCCATAATGCGGTTTTTTTAGTCCATGGGCTACCAAACCACCAAGGCTCATATTCATAGTTAGGTTTGCCTAAAAAATTCTTTAATCTACCTGTTGCGGGGTTTTCTATAACATAAAAAATAGGTGAGCATTCACTTATAATTCGCAGACAATGATTTACTAAAAACATTCCCTTTTCGTAATCACCATGATTATTAAACCCCTTGCTGGCAACACTAAATTCTGTGCATACAGGATTAGCTATAATTCCATAAACTTCTTTAGGCGGGTGATACTTTTCAACACCAATATCTTTTCCGACTAAAATCACATTATAACCAGCGTCTTGGTATGGTTTGCTATCGCTACCAATATCAGCACATAAATGCAAAATAGTTTTCATAGCTTCTCCATTTCTTCTATAGTTGCGAGGGCTTCAACTCCTATATTTTTCAAATAACCAACAATCTCATATTGAGGTTTAGCTATTAACTCCAAAGCCTCCTTAGCCATCTTCAACGCCTTGGATTGTTTGTTTATTTTATCTTCTAGCTTACCTGTATAATCAGTTTGAGATACGGTTATTGCTTTAAGTAATTCAATCTGTTCCTGTAGTGTCATGTTATTTACTCCGCTGGTGGTTTTGGTAAGTGCTGCCATACATCAGGATATTCTCTATCATATTCAGAACGCCATTGCCCAGAATGCTTATCCCAAAAAGCTTCTCCTACATCTGTTCCGTCAGTATGCGGATAAATCAAGATAGTAGTTCCATCTCTTGGTGTATTCTCATTAATAGGCAACCACTGCGGAATCTGCGATTTCAACTCCGCAATCTGCTTTTCGTAGTAGGGAGCGATTACTGATAGGGCTGCTTCTGCTTCAACTATCCAATTCCTATAATCATCAGTTTTTAATGGGTCATTGTGATAGCATATAGTCTTAGCCACTTCCTGCACTAACTCTTTATTTTCAATCATAATTCTAAACCTTTCTTTGCCATTGCTTCACCGATTGGATGAACATCATCGGGTATTTCAGACCAACTAGGGATTCTAGTACCGACTTTATCAGTCCACCGCCCTTTGCCCTCTCCTTCAAGCCATGTTTTACCATGATGCTCAAGCTCTACTTGCTCTCCCACTGGTAGCATCTTGGTAAATTCTTCATTTGCACGATTTAGAATTGCAAGCCTCGAGCTACGTTGTTCGCCCGCAGCAATCAAAGCGTCAATATGTTTTAGGATTTCAGTAACGTGGCAGATTGTTTCTTGTGAATTTGTCATAAGTCCTCACATTGTTTTTCTTGTTCTTTGGTTAATTTTTCACCTAAGGAAACGCATCGTTCAACTCGTATCTGGTTATAAAACGCTTGTTCTTTTTCAATGGCATTTAAGAATAAATACGAGAAACCAATAGAAATAATTAAACCGAATACAGCGGTAACAACGTATAAAATTATTTCCTCTTTCATAATCCCCCCTGTATTGCTGTTTTAGCGTTAAGCAATGCCAAGTCGTACTCGCTGTTTATTTCTGATTTGGCAGCGTGGTGCATTTCAGCAAATATGTTATACCAAGCTGGATTTGTGCAACCATCAATAAGCTGTGTTTTTTCTGCGTGACCCTTACGCACAAAATCCGCTGCTAAATTTCCTGCAATCTCATAAGTTTGCCCAGCTTCAAATAATTCAACCTTAAAGCCATCTTGGCTACCGCGAACTGTTTTTGTCATTGTTACCAGCATAAAACTCACTCCTCGTTGCTGTTAATGTGATTGAGAAACACGGACGACCGTCAAGCCCCTACTTTTAACCCGTGAGATTTGGCACAAAGTTAAAGATTATTCCTCAATCACAAGCCAACCATAAAGCAATGAAACTGCGTTGTCAAGCGGTTTATTATCTTTTTTTGTCGTTATTCTATCTTTTTATGCTTGCATTATGTTTTAATGCGGGTTATAAAGATATGGTGTTGGTGTGGATTGCTATAATGGTAAAGACAGAACGGGATAAAATCCGTTTTCCCCTCGGGGAGCAGGTTAAAATCCTGCCACCAACACACGGAATACCCGCAAGGGTAGAAGCCGAAAGGCTTGTGAAACCACAGTCACTGATGTCAATGTGGTGACAGCTCGGAAAGACGGCACATAACTTTATGAGGATAATATGGATAGAAAATATAAAAATTTTATTTATGACAACTTTGCATTAGGGGATGAATGCCATAGATTTGGTATAATAGCTGGGTGCAAACCAAATTGCCCTGTTTTTGAAAGAGGTGATTGTAAAAACAACGGGATGATATTAAAAGTTTTCAAGAGCAAAACGATGAAAGAATATAAAATAGTCCACAAAACCAAGCCTATATTATTTGCTTATTTTTGGGGAATTGATGGGCTGAAACTCGCTAAAAAGTGGGTGGCTGATTGGAATACTGTAGGTTTTTACGACAACAACATTAAAACAATTAGAAAAGAAGATTTGGAGATTGTAGAGGTATGAGTGATGATGCAATAAAAGCAGCGAAAAGAGCTTTTGATAATTCATATTGCGCGGGATTAACATTAGGTGAATGTTTAGATGAAGCTTTGAAAAATTATAAAGCTTATATCAGCGAGATTGAAGATTTTATTCGTGACTTCATTGCAGGTAGTAGTCAAGGGCACGCTCTATATAATTCCCGTGGTGATAAATTATGGCGGACTCTTCATCCGCTTAATTTAACGGAATTAGCGAAAGAATTGCTGATTAAACAACAGGTAATAAAAGCTAAGGAAAATGACCGTATTAAGGAATTAGAAGCATGGAATAATATATTGCGTAAGCATATTTGCCATTTAGAAGGATGTGAAGATTTTGATTTTGATGCTGCATTTTTGTCAGAAATAAAAAATAATTTGGAGAATAAACAATGAACATTATAGATTTGCCAAAAACATGGAAACGCCGAGTGCAGGGTGCGGGGCTTACGATTGATGCTTTCTGCAAAAATCTTGGCATATCAACAGCGACTTTCCGCTGTAAAAACCCAACCCTATTCACGGTTAGCAAAATAGAGATTGCCATCCAAGAGCTTGAAGCAAAAAACCAGATTGATTTTAACAGGGGGCAGGAATGAAAAACAATTACGAAACACTTTATCGCAAGCAATGCGAGGAGCATGAAAAAACCTTTGCCGAATTGCAAAAATATCGCACTGAAGCAAGAAACTTGCGGTACTCATTGCTTATGGAGCAAAAAGATCACGAGCGCACAAAGGGGGCAATCAGGAAAATAATAGAGCAGGTGGGCGCATGATGGCTAAAGACACATCCAAGCAGGCATGGAGTAAGAAGCCAATTGCGGGCGTAAATATACTCAAATCAATAAATTACGTCACCTGCAAAATTTCCCCGATTGAAGACGCAAAACTACATTCTGGTAGCCGACTTAAGGAAATAAAATGCTCATGGTGGCTTGATGGCAAACGCATATTGGTTGGCAGACTCATAGAATTATCTCGCCAAAAAGCCTAAGCTTCTCGCTGCGGATTTGCTGCAAAATCACGGGCAGCCCTACCTAGCCAGCGCGGAATAGGAAAAGCCCCATTTTCACGATATTGTAGAAATCTACGGCTTATTTCTAATTTTTCGCAAAATTCTATCTGTGTTAGCCCAGAGTTAATTCGGATTTTTTTTAATTGCTGTGGTTTCATATTTTTGTCCTTAAAAACTGGCGATAGATATTATCTACCGCCAGCGAGTTTTATTCTTCTGTTGTTTCTGTTTTTTCTTCACCATTAATCAATTCATCAATTTGACCAAGAAGAATTGTAGATGCAGATTTAGCGGAAAAACTCTGAATCATCTCTAGTTCTGCAACACTATAATTTACAGAATTATTGTCCTGAATTTTCTTTGCCAATTTTGCGCGTTTAACCCTTTCGTCAAATTGCAATAAATCATCGCCTGAATAAGATTGGTTTAAAATCTTTACTAGCAAATCCCTAACGATTATGTTTTCTAAAACAACATCCCCATTCTCATCTGTTACAATATGAGGAATTGGCGAGCCATCCTTAGGATTAAACTTAGCTTTTTTATTATCAGTTTTAATCTGCGTAACAGGCTCATTTAGTTCATTAAAAAAAGGTACATTAAAATTAATTTTTGGCATATATACTCCTGTTTTGTTAAAAAATTATTAATTAGAAATTTTATTGTGCTTTCCCTACCTCCTCCGCAATTATTTTTAATTCATCCAAAAAGGCAGCACCAAGAGTTTTTTGTTTTGCCGCACCGATTGACTGCCACCATGTTTTCAATGCTTCCATGCCCGTACTAGCAAGCTCGCATCCTTCTGCTTTTAATATGGTGAGTTCTTCCTCGGTGATTGCAGGTGCTTGCGATGCAGAAATAATAAGAGGCTTCACAACAAAAGGTTTTTTATTGCCCTTCGTAACAGTCAAAGCAGTGGTGAAATCCGCATTGATATGGCTCATGTGGCTGATACGAATGCCGCCAACTTCCATACCTCCCCATTTTACTTTCGGATCACGATAAAGCGTTAAACTTCGCCCCACATAGGTTTTTCCATCCGCCCCCCAAATTGTCACCAGCACCCGCATCATTGATTTGCAAGGCTTCCATGGCTTGCCATTATCACCTTCATAGCATATTGCCACTGGCTGGTCGCCAGATACTTTTTTTATGGCGGTAATTTTTATAGTAATTGCCCCAGAGAGCAAATCGTCTGCGTTTAATTGGTCGCTTTTAGCTATAATTGTATCCGATAAATCAGTCATGATTTTTTACTCCTCGCTAGATGTTATTTCTTCAAAAACTCGTCTTTCAGTTGGATAAAAACCCACCGATTTCTTTTCGTATTCAGCAATCATTAAATCAAGTTTGCCGTGGAATATCTGGGCTGCTTCCAAAATTGCCGATTGCACCACCGCATCGGGAAATATGCGTTTTACAAACATAGGCATCCCGCCCGAATAACTGATAAAATCGCACCAAGAACGCACGGAAACCAATAATCCAGTTTGCACTTGGATGAGATAATCGCTTGGCATTTCACCAGATAAAATCGTCTCAACCTGATATTTCTGCTTGCGAGATTTACATTCAATCAAGCCGTCTTTCCCCACCAGTGCATCGGGCGAAAAACCTAGCGTAAAGCCCCATTTATCATTTGTGATAAAGCCGACCTCTTCAACTGGAGCATATTTTTCCGCATACAACGCACGAGCATAAACCTCGTCTTCATTACCTCGCAACATATCATCGCCAATATAAGTTGGTTCAACATATTGCGTGATCCGTTGTGCTGCCAGTTCATGCAAATGCCCACGCGATTTATCATTATTTGCGGATTTTAGATTTGCGGGGGTGATTATGTGCTTCATTTCGGAAGCAGTGAGCAATCCTAAACGAGCCTGAAACCATTCATCGCTACCTTGGATTAAGTCTTTATAAATTTTTATTGCCATTATTTTATCCTCTCGTTCCAATGTTTAATTGCTGAATTTTTCGCAGAGTCTTTACTATTTTTTGAAAAACCATATGACACCGCCAACTTACAACTTCTCTTATTATCGCAAAACACTTTTGCATAATATGAGTTATATTCTTGCGGATAAGGCTCACAAACAATAGTGGCTTTCCCGCAATTCGGGCAGTTTTTTAAACTGTCACCCACTATCTAATTCTCCTCAAAAAGTGGTAACATACCGAGGGCATTCATATATGTGTCAAGGATAGCCTCTTCCTCCTCGCGCTCCTGTGCATCTTTTTGGCGCAATTTTAGGATGGTTTTTATTGCTTTCACGTCAAATCCTGATGATTTTGCTTCGGAAAATACGTCTTTAATATCATCAGCGATTGCCGCTTTTTCTTGTTCCAATTTTTCCACCCGCGCAATGATTGATTTTAACTGGTCAACTGCAACGCCACCAACCCTATTGTGTCCGATTTTAGTCATGACTTTTTACTCCTTAGTAGTTGATTTTGATATGAGCTATTTGCCCACTGGCTATAGCTTTAATTAGGTTTTTCCCCGTATTTTTTTGGGCTTCGGTACATTCTTCTGGCGGTTGGCTATAAATAACGCTTAGAATTCCAAGAAGTGCATCATTGTTGATTTTCTTCTTATGCTCCAAATCCGCCTCACGCTTTGCAGTTTCCGCAGCAAGTTTCGCAGCTTCGTCTGCTTGGCGTTTCTTTTCTGCTTCAACGGCTTCCTGCTTTTCTTTTTCAGCCTTGGCAGCAGCAGCGAGTTTTTCTTCGTTCGCTTTCTTTTCAGCAGCAATGCGGTCGGCTTCGGCTTTTTCAGCGCGGGCAACGGCTTCCTGCTTTTCGCGTTCTTGGCGGTCAGATTCTGCTTTAGCTTCTTGCTCTGCCTTTTCCGCAGCCTCTTTCGCAATCCGTTCAGCTTCTAAGCGAGCTTTTTCGGCAGCCTCAGCAGCAATTTTATCCTCACGCTCTTTTTGCTCACGAGCGATTTGTTCAGCACGCAGGCGGACAAGTTCGGCTTGTTCTGCATCATAAGCGGTGCGTTTAGAAATAGCAGTCTGGGTTTGTTCAATAGCAATTTTTATTGCTTCCGCTGCCCTATAGTTAAATTCCTGCCAATCCCTATCCTGCAAATTAACATCATCAAGCATCTTTTGCATTTCCGTTATAGGCAATGATTGCCATAACAAAGCAGATTGTTCACCCGCGCTTTTTATCGTGGCAATAACTTCTTCATGCCTTGCAACACGAGCTTTTTCCGCTTCTTCCCATTCAGTAAGTGGTTTGCGGATTTCGTCTTGAATTTCCTGCAAAGCATTAACACCGCGGATACGCTCGGCAGTCACAGCCTTTACAGTTTTTTGCAAATCCTCAATGCTTTCCTTGCCAAGCTTTTCTAGCGCGGTTTTTGACTTCGCAACCTTATAAGCCAGTGATGCAATTTCTTTGCGCCCTTTTTCGGTTGATATATCTTTCGGAGCTTCCGCTACCTCCTCTTTTATTTTGTTAATAAAAGCATCCAGACCATTCATTACGAATAGTTCTTTTGGATTGCCATTTTCTAAAATCATCAATGCGTTATCAGTCATGCGAACTCTCCGTTTTAATTTCGTTTGAATAATACGCATTTACGCCAGCAATCGGCATATTCAAAACCCGCAAAGCCTTAACCAATGGCAGCAGCTTTTGCCGATTAACTTTTTTAGTGGTCACAACATCCACAACCTGTGGATATGCTGCTTCCAGTGCGTTTATATCTGTGATTACTATTGTTAATTTTTTCATATTATTGCCTTTCTATTCACAGGCACACCATGCGCCTTTAGGTATGTTATAAGCCAGCACGATATGCACTGTCAAGCGGTTTTATGATAAAAGTTTGATTGCGTCGGATTCGTTGCGGGCAATTCCAGCTATTCCGCCAGCTTTCTTTACATTTGCAATAAATAATTTCTGGTCAGGGCTGCCATTGCCCCCTGTTGCAGTTTTCGCCTCAATACAAGTAAAAATTGCAACTGTTTTTCCTACCATATCTTCCGTGACTTTTACCCTAGTCCAGCCAATAAGGTCAGAGCTTCCACCACATTGAAGCCCTGCGCGAATTTTCCTCTGCATATCAAGCGTCCAAAAAAAGCCACGAACATTTTTAAATAAAGTTGCGCCCTCTTTAGCAGCTGCCATCATTATTTTAGCAGAAATATTGCTCTCCTCAGTCGCCATCTCTAAAACTCCAGCTCAATAATTCGTTTCGCAAATACCTGTAATATGTTGGTTTCCGTATTTTTCACAAATTTTACATCCAATTGCGTTAAATTATGCCGTTTAATCCACGATAAAATATAGGGTTTATCATCGTCACCGCCGTGGAGTATTTCTTCGGATGGTTGAAAGAGAATCTTCATGCCACCGCCCCTTGCTCTGATTTATTCCTCAGCTCGTTTTCATAGTGCGAATAGGCGAGTTTCTTTACATAGTCACTATCGCCCTGCTTGCCCTCTGACATCGCTTCCCAGTATGCCCAAATCGCGCAATTGGTAAATGTGTCGTTCGTTATATCGTTTTCCATTATTTTCCCTTTCTAGCGTTAAACACATGGTTCGCCCATCCGACCGCGTTAGACATTCCTCTAGCCTTACCCACCGCGATCAGCTGCTCCAATGTCTGCGCGCGCCCCTGCTCCTGTTTTTTCTGCTTGATAATCACAGTTTTCGGGTCAATTTCCTGCAATTCTCCGTCCACTTGATCGATTTTACGCTCCTTAATTGGCTCAATATGTCCGCAGTTCGGGCATCGGCGGTCGTGTGTCGGAGGGCAGCACCAATAGCAAACGCTGCATGATTGTACCGCGATAGCCTTTTCTCCACCTTCGCGCTTGCCCTTTTTCTGACCCGCAAGCGTCCATTCGCGCTCGGTGCATGGCAACAAATGCTCGTCAATGTTTCCCGCGTGGTCAAAAATTATGGCGGGATAATCCTTATAACGCAACACCCGCCCCCACTTCTGCAACTGCTTGGCAATGGATTTCGTGGGCTGCAAATCGGTCAGGCACTCAATAGAAACATCCACGCCCGCGCTGCTGGCTAAATCAAATCCTGTGGTGAGTAAGTCGCAATTTACCAGCTGCATCAATTCGCGATTCGCAAAGGCTTTTATAATCCGCGAACGCTCGGTATCATCCATCGTGCCGTCAATATGAGAAGCTGGCACACCCGCGCGCCGAAACTCCTCCGCCACAATCTCGCTATGCTTGCGGCTAGTGGTATATGTCACACCCAATTTACCCATCGCATGGCTTTTATAATGCGCCACCGCGCTACCAACCAATACTCTATCTTGTTCCATTTTCGCGGATAATTGCCCCTGATTAAAATCGCCAGCCAGCGTTTTTATCATGCTCAAATCAGGAATATCTATCGCAAAAGGACGGTAATCTGACAGGCGTTTATTATCAATAAGCCAGCGTGTACTTTTCCCGCAAACCATATCAGAAAACCATGTTCCCATGCCCTGCCCTGATAATTTCGTTGGTGTTGCGCTCAATCCAATCACCACTGCGCCGCTCGTTTGATAGTGCTTAATAATCGCATCCACGCCCGCGCCCGATATATGGCACTCGTCAATAACCACGAGTTTTATATTATCAAGATTTTTTAGGCGATTAACCAATGTTCCCGCCGTTGCAATAAAACTCTGTGCGAATGGATTAAATTCCCTCCCCGCCGAAACATAGCTATGCGGAATATCGTATTTATTATATGTCGCGCTCGTTTGTTTCAATAATTCACGTCGCGGAACAACAAAAATTGACCGCGTACCCTTCGCAAGGCTAGATTTTACCATTGACGCAGAAATTATGGTTTTTCCCGAACCTGTACTCGCTTGAATCAATACAGATTTATTCCCCCCGCGAATGCTTCCTCGCGCGGAATTCAGCAACTCTTCTTGGTC